TAAATACATGATTCCAAGAGTTTCCTCTCCACCATTGTGGTCTTTGAGTATTACCATTGTTTGCTGCAACTTGTATTGGATACATCCATATTGCATCTGGTAATGTTCCTAGTCCATGTCCGAGTGTTCCATCTGCTGAAGTACCTGTCCAATTCACATAGCTTAATCCCATAGTAGTATCAGCACGAACAGTTGAAGTTATAGTACCATTTGTATTTGATGCATTAGAGGCATCCATATCTTTCCAAGCCCAGATTCCATATTGACTATTGTTTTCATTATGATAATAACCACCCAGGTTATTTGTAGCATGAGTAAACCCGTCAGTATCAAAAGATGCACATAGACCATCATTCGCTACAGAATCGCCACTAGAAGCTAACCAGTGAGTACCTGCTCCCGTGTATTCATTTTCCATAATATTCTGATAGTTTCCGCCACCTGCAAATTTAAAGTGATACATAAGTCCTGGTTTTAAATTTACACTTCCGTCAAATGTTCGTGTAATTCCTGAAGATGTAGAACCATTTCCTGTGTAGTCAAAAGTTTGAAAATATTCTTGTGGGTTATCTATATTTGTGTAAGCCATTTATCCGTACTCCGCTAAATTCTTTGTACATAGAGCGTAAAATCCGCTCGGTACTGCATATTCAAAATTACCATATCCGTTTTCATCTGAGTTTCCACTCGAAATTGTATAAGGAGAATAACCTCCAAAGTTTACTAGATGTATTGGTCTGAAAGTGTTAGAATCTGTTTGTATTCCACACCAAAATGCAATATTTCCATTACAATTTGGATGATCTAAAAAGTTTGCATCACTTGTCCAATCCCATCTCCAATCTGAAGGAGAAGTACCTGTCATATCTCCATTTGCTACTAGCCATCCGCCGTTCTTTGAGAAAGTGACTCTTTGATTGTCACAGTCTAATGCAATTCCAACTATATCATTTACTGCTACACCAGGAGGGTTTGTTTCCGTCGAAATTAAACTAGAACCAATCCATCCATTATAGTAATCCCAATATACAAATTCTGTGGGGTCTACAGTTTGTTGTAACAATGCTAGTGAAGATATGATGCCTGAAAATCCTCTTTCATTATTTGTTATTTTTGACTCTATATACCACTTCCCTCCGTTTGTTCCCGATACTTGAAAACTTGACATTGCTGAGGTATTTGGATTAAAAGCACTACCACTTGGCATATTTATATCCCATTTTAATCCTCCTTCACTCAAGGTACTATTAGCTGTTGTTATATACATGGGCACAAGTATGGGAAAGTTATTTGTAGGTGTGTCAGTTGCTTGATCAACTTGATTTACATTTTGCACTGATAAAGCATTACCTGCTGTTGCAGCACCCATGCTTGCGGCATTTTCAAACTTTAAATAACTGCCATTAGTTCCCATGGTTGCACCACTAGCATCTTTAGGTTTCCATATATTACTATCTTCATCAAACTCACCAAACTCTGTAGGTGCTGATGCTACTCCATCTTGAATTACTACCTCGCACATATAACCACAAAAACCACCAGTCTGATCTACTTCACTAAATCCAATAGTTTGTTTACCAAAATTTGTTCCCATAACATCGTTTTGACTTGGGTTGTTTCTAGTGCTAAAAGATGTTTCTTCTACTCCATTTACATAAACTCTTATTCTATTATCTGCCGTTCCACTTGTTGTATCTATAGCTACGACTATATGATACCAAGCATATGTATCTCTAAAAACTCTATTGGTGTTAAGCCAAAGAGTAGAGCCACCTGCAATCCTTAATGTATCATCTGTTTGAAACCGAGCAAATGTTCTACCATTGTCATTGTCTACATTACCCATTTCAAAAACATATTGTAGTGTGCTTAGCTCTGTTCTTTTAAGCCATAAACTTATAGTGCCTGTAGTTCTACTTCCTGCACTTGATACTGTTCTAATAAAAAATTCAGTGTTATCAGCTTCAAGTTTTACAGAGTTATCTACATCATACCCAGTAGATATACTTCCTCTGTTCGCAACTCTCTGCAGGCTTTCCATGTTAGGTCTGTGCTAGGTTTTGGACTCTGCCTATTTCTTGCCAGACGCTACCGTTATATCTAAATGTAAAAATATCTGTTTTGTTTGCTGTAGCAGTTACAGTTGGTGCTGTACTTGCCGCAAATTCAAAGACTGTATTCCACGCTATTGTTCTTGCTGTTCCGCCCTGTGCTAGTTCTACTTGTATGATTGCTCCTTCTACTGCATTACTTGGTGCAGAGAATGTTGTATTTTCTGTTGTAACATGATATGCATTTGCTGCTGCGGCGGCATCCCATGCTACTGCATTACTTGATGAAGTTAAAGCTACTTGTTTGATCCTTGCTGACTTTTCTACTATAGCTTGTCCATGGTTAGACATATCAAGTGTTAGAGCAGTGATGGTTGAACCGCCATCGTTACCTCTAAATATTATATCTTTATCCTGTACTTCTGAACCAATATAAACATCTGAAGAAACTTGTGAAATTGACAAGAATCTTGTTCCTGCTGCATCAAACCAAATATTATCTCCGTCAACATCAACAATTAAATCTCCACCAAGATCAAGTGTTAAATCCGCACCATCAGATATAGTAGAACCGTTAATAGTTATGTCGTCTACTGTAAGAGTAGTTAAAGTACCTAAACTTGTTATAGCTGATTGAGCTGCTCCTGTTACTGTAGCTGCTGTACCTGTAGTATCTTGGTTAAGTGTTCCAATAGTAAAGTCTAAAGTATTATCCGCATCTTGATAAGCTACTGTAATACCAGTTTCAGTATTACTTGTTACCATTGCTCCGACTGTATCTGATATAGTCTCAGCTAGAGTAGCACCATTTACTGTTATAGCATCAGCTTCTAATGTTCCGTCTATATCTACATCTCCAGATATATCTAAACTAGTAGCTGCTACTTCTCCTGTTACTGTTATACCACTGCTATCGATGCCTAAACGTTTTGTACCTGTTCGTGTTGTAGTATTTGCGGCAGTATAGAAGTCTATTGCAGTAGAAGCATTGCGTTGTGAAGTACCTCCACCTATGTCTATTCTATTACTTGATGAATTTCCAAAAGTTTGTATTGTTAAGAAACCTTCTGTTTCTGTTCCAGAATCATATTGTCGTGCTACAAGATAAGATGTTTTATTAGTATCATCCGTGTTGTTATCAGCTAGGATTAAAGCACCACCACCATTTAAACTCAAACCTACATCATGTTCGTGGACTAATTGTACTTCGCTGTTAGCACCAAATTGAATCTTGTCACCATCAACAGGTAAATTAATCCCTGTACTAGATGTTAAGAATTTTAAAGTATTATCATAATAAAGTTGTACTGCTCCATCATTAATAAATTTAGCCATTTCTTCAGCAGAGCCATAATCCCTAAATATAATTGAACTTGTTGCATCTATATACAGATTTCCTGTACCTGTCTCTTGAATAAAGCTATTAGAACCATCATGATAAATCTGTAAATCATCGCCATCCCCTAATCGTATTCTTGCGTCATCAGGTGCATCAATATGACTTGTTGTTACAAGCCTACCAGTTATATCTACACCATAAGATGTTGTTTCAAACTTTTTAGAATTATCGTAATAAAGAACTACAGCTCCATTTTCAGCTGCAGTTATACTTAATTCGTCTGTAGCACTGTTATAAACTCTAAATTGATTTGTGGATATGTGTAATCCACCTGTTCCAGCATCATATATATGACTATTAGAACCATCATGATAAATCTGTAAGTCTGAGCCTGCACCAAACTTAGCTCTTTTACTGTCGGCTAAACTAATATTGCCTGCAAATGTAGCATTTTCTGAACTGTCAAAAGTCATAGCAACTGCGTCTGCGGCTGAAGTAATACTTACAGCTGTTGCCATTATATCTTTTACGTCTGCTTTCTTAAGTGCAGAATCTGTAGCATCAAGAATCATCATGTGGTCGCCTGCTACCGGTGTAACGGCTGTTAGTCCTGATATTCCTGTTGCTGGGAATGTGTTAATTTCTGTCTGTGCGTGAGTTCTAGCTTCTACTAGTACTCCTGTTGGAGGCGCTACTCCAAATGTAAGTGTTGTTCCACTTACACTATATGTATCAGCTTTTTGATATACACCATCAAAGAATACTTGTACATTATTTACATGTCCTGGTGCAACGGCTAGTGTAAGAGTAGTATCACTATTATCTCCTGTCATTGTATTGACAGCCATGCCTGCTCCAGCTACTGCTGCACTTACATGATAAACTACAAGACCACGACCACTTACTGGTGCGTCGGCCATTGTTAAAGTTGTTCCGCTTACTGAGTATGCGTCTTGATTTTGGTATACACCTTCAATAAATATTATTAAATCATTTTCATCTGAAGGAGCTGAGTCTAGTGTAAAAGCTGTTGTACTGCCATCTCCTGTAAATTCTTTTCTTGTAAATGTACTTGCGCCTGCTCCACCTATTTCTCCCCATTCACTTGTATACCCTTCAAATCTTGATAAAGTAGTATTATATCGGAACATACCTGCTGCACCCGTAGGTCTCTGAGCTGTTGTTCCATCTGGTAATCTAAGTGCTCCAGTACCACTAAGTACTAAATCATCAGCGATTGCAGTTCCTGTAATTGAGTTAGCAGCGTAATGAGCTGTATCAATACTTCCGTCAACATATAAATCTGAGTCTATTGAATTAGCTGGTAAGACTGGTATCTGAGTAAAAGTTACAACACCATTTGATGCGATTGACATTGCATCTTCATCTGAGGTGTGTCCTATTTGTGTACCATTAATTTTTATATCATCAACTGTAAGAGTTGTTAGTGTACCTAATTCTGTAACACCTGTTAAAGTGTTTGGAACAACTAAATCTATTGTGCCATCAGCATCTTGATAAGTTGCTGTTATATTTGTTTCAGTATTACTACTGAACATGCCACCAACTATGTCTTGTACTTGTTCAGTACTTAGTCCTGAATCTGCTGCAAAAGCTAAATCTGTTCCGTCTGATTTCAATACTGTGCCACTAGAGCCTAATGCTAAAGCTACTGGATTACCACTTGCATCTCCAACTATTATTTTACCACGAGCAAGCCCTGCCATTTTAGCTAGTGTGACTGCGTCATCAGCTATTTTTGCTGTTGTCACATTGGCGTCTACTATGTTAGCTGTAACTACTGCATCATCAGCCAGTTTAGCAGCTGTAACTGCGTCTGCTCCAAGCTGATCTGTTGTTACTTGTGCGTCATCAATATGTCGGGTAAGTATTGAGTTCTGCGCTATTTTAGTTCCGTCTACGGCATTGTCTGCTATATTTCCTGTTGCAATAGTGTTTGCAGCTATCTGATCTGTTGTTATCTGGTTGTCATCTATGTGCTGTGTTAAAATTGCATTATTTGCAATATCAGCTGCTACAATAGTGCCATTTACTATCTTAGCTGAAGTGACAGAGTTATCTGCGATTGCTGAAGCTGTACCTGTTAAGTTACCTGTTACATTACCTTCTACATTTGCTACAAGAGTTCCTGTAGTAACTGTTAAGTTACCAGTACTTGTTCCTGTTGCTGTTGTTGTTCCTACTACGAACTTATCTGCGGATTCATCCCACATGAAGATAGCATTATCTCCTGTGCTACCTCTTTCTATTACTAGTCCGCTATCATTTGCATTTGAGCCTGCTCCGTTGTTTAGCTCGATAAGGTTATCTGCTATAACCATGTTAGTAACATTGTTAGTACTTGTAGTACCATTTACTGTGTAGTTACCTGTAACTGTTAAGTTTCCACCAATAACAACATTGTCTGGTAAAGCTACATTAATTTTATTATTTGAAACGGTTGTTGCTATTTCATTAGCAGTTCCTTCAAATGTAAGTGTATCTGTTCCTATAGTTACTGTATCATTGCTTCCTGAGTCAGCAGCTACTGTTAGCGCTGAACTTATAGCTGCAGTACCTGCTGCTGTTAATCTTCCATCAGCGTCTACTGTGAAAGTAGGAATTGCAGTAGCAGAACCATAAGAGGCTGCTGTTACTGAGGTTGCTGCAAGATGGTCTGCTGTTATTCCACCAGAAGGTATATGTCTTGCTAAAATTGAATTTTGTGCTAGTTTTGTTGAGTCTACTGCGTTATCTGCTATATTACCTGTTGCAATAGTATTAGCCGCTAGTTCTCGAGTAGTGATTACATTTTCTGCAATCATGGAAGCTACAATAGAGTTATCACCAATAACTAGGTCTATAGTTCCATCTCCATCTTCATAAGTTGCGGCTATGCCTGTTTCTGTATTGCTAGAGAACATTGCTCCTACAATATCTTGTGTTGCCTCTGTACCTATTACGTCACTTGTTAAAGCTATAGTACCTGCTGTAGCTGGAAAAGTTACTGTTGGGTTACCACTAAAGCTACCATGTGCTGGTGCTTGTACTCTTAAATAATGTGCATTACTTGATTCACAATATAAGTCTATGTAGGACTGTGTACCACCATTTTTAATTTTAATTGCACCTTGCTCAATGACTACACCATTTGTAGAGCCACCACCAACTCCGACAGAAGTTACTACATCAATAGCATCTGCTAGTTGATCTCCAGTTATTTGGTCATCATCTATATGTCTTGTAAGTATACTATTAGAAGCTATCTTAGTTCCGTCTACAGCGTTGTCGGCTATATTTGCTGTAGCAATAGTATTATCTGCTATCTGGTCTGTTGTTATTTGGTTGTCATCTATATGTTGAGTTAGAATAGCATTGTTTGCTATTTTATCTGATGTAACATTAGCATCTAGTATCTTTGCTGTTATTACTGCATCGGAAGCTAATTGATCTGCTGTTACTTGTGCGTCATCTATATGTCTAGTAAGAATACTATTTTGTGCTATCTGTGCTGAAGTAATTCCATTTGCAGCTAACTCTCTAGTAGATATTATGTTCTCAGCAATTTTTACTGCTGTTATTGCATTATCTGCTATTTGTAAAGTTGATACTGCATTAGTAGCTATTTCTGATGAGCCTACTGCGTTTGCAGCAATAAGACTACTAACAATTGCATTATTAATTGGAAAGGAATCTGTTGGTCTTTTACCTATATAAGCCATTTTATGTTTGCTCCATTACCGATAGTATAACATCTACTGAACTACTGGTATCTGATATAACTTTGAGTATATCGCTTGCTTCTAGTACTAATTTCTGATCTCCACCTACGGCAACAAGAGTACCGCCTTCAAAAATTTCCGCATCTTTTACTACATATGCATGAGAGCTTGCTGAATTATCATTCACTCTTATGCTTACTTTAATAGGGCTTGTAGAAGTTATATTTGCACACGAAAGTCCCACAATAGTTGCAGTGGTAGAGCTTGGTGTAGTATAAACACTTACTTCAGTGGTACCTACACTTGATGCTTGTGCATTTTTAAAAAAATTTGCCATATTATTATCCTAGTGCAATAGCCAGTGCTATAGCTTCATCATTTGATAGTTGAGCTACTATTGAATCATCCGTTTTACGAATATATATCTTTCCGTCTACTGCGCTTATTGCGATTTCCCCAACTGATATATCGTCAGTTGTAGGAGGGGTTGTGTTACTTGTGTTTCGTTTTAATTTAATTTGTGTAGTTGACATTAGCTGTATGTACCTCCATCAAGATGTTGCATTATAAATCCTGAGCCTGTTGATACTGCAATCTGACCTGAAGATCCCGGTGAGGTTAGCCCTGTTCCACCTTTTGTTGGGCCGATAGCCGTAGCATTCCATGTTCCACCTGTAATTGTTCCAACAGTAGCTAAGTTTGCTAGTGCTGTTACTACACTATGAGAAGCAGTAGATAAAGTAGTTGCAGTACTTGCATTACCTTCTGTATCTGCTTTTAATATACCTGCAGTTCCGCTAAAAGTATTTCCACTTTCTGAAGCTTCTGGAATAAGCAAGAACTTACCATCAGAATCATCATAACCAAAGAAAGCAATTTTTGCTCCTCCAGAGTTATACTTCATTTTAATACCACGATCTAAGTTATCATCACTTCCAGATTCACCGATCTCAAAAATTGGATCAGCTATTGCTACTGTTGTTGAATTTACAGTAGTAGTTGTACCACTTACTGTTAAATCTCCTGTGACTGTTAAGTTATCGCCAATCGTTACTTCTGAAGTACCATGACCAACTGTTACTGGAACTCCAGAAACACCTGCTCCAATTTTTATTCCACCTGTAGTATCAGTAGTGTCGATTGTAACATCATCACTTGCATCAATATCAATAGTAGTACCATTTAAATCTAATGCTCCAGAAGTTGTTAATCCTGCTATAGTACCTAAACTTGTTATTGCCGGTTGTGCTGCTGTTGCTAGTTCACCGACTATCTTTCCAGAACCATTGTAGATGACTGCTTTGTTATTTACAACAGAGCCTGCAGATGAGCCATCTACTAGATTCAATTCTGCTGCTGTCGAAGTAACGCCATCTAAAATGTTAAGTTCTGCGGCTGTAGAAGTTACGAGGGTGTCTGAACCCGAAGTTCCTATGTATAATGCTGGTGTTCTTAACTCTGAAGTCGACTTATTTGCATCTACAATTAATCCCGAACTTGCTGTTGTTGTACCATGAACATGATCCATAAGGTTAGAAAAGTAATTACCACCAATTACTGTTACTGCATTTGAATTTGCTGGATCGCCAATGAATAACCTTTGTCCCAAATTACTTTGAGAACCTGATCCACCTGAGAAAGCTAATTCACCTGCGTTTAAAGAACTAGGCGCAGTAGCCCCTGTTGTTCTTTTAATTTTTATTACATTTACTGCCATTGTGTTGTCCTAAAACGATCCACCGTCTAAAGTGAAGCTTGTGGGAGAAGATCCCCCTGCTGAGGCAATTGTATGCCATTCAAATCCACCTGATACTTGTCTATATACAAATAATTCTTCTGATGAAGTATTGTACCATAGATCTCCTTCGGCTAAATTATCCCCAGATGGTGTGGATGCTTGCCTAAAAAACTGGTCTGCTAAATCTGATAACGCTTCTTGAATATTACCACCAGGTAGCGAGCCTGTTTGAAGGTATGATATATCACTAGCACTACCTGCTTGTAGTGTTAAATCTGTAGTAGTAGTAACAGTGATAGGATTATCACTTTGGTTTAAAGTAACACTATTAGTACTCTCCTCTACTGTTACATAGGTTGGAGTTTCTGTTATCGTTACTGTGATCGCCATTATCTAGTTACTTCGGGTGTTACTGTTACTTTACCTTGTAGTACTCTGGTAACGCTTCCAGCGCCTGATGTTATCTCTAAATCATATACATAAATCCCTTCCTCAATCGCAGAGGTAGTACTATTAGTCATAGACATTGTTATCTTACCATTGGCTGCATCACTGATCGTGCACGTAAACGTACCCACTACAGTACCTGAGTCATGAGTTGCTCGAAACTTAGACGCAACTGAGTAGCCAGTTAAGTTCATAGCTGAGCTGTTTTCTTGCAGGGTTAGAATACGATTAAAAGTCGCTCCCTGCTCTAATGTAAAATTGTAGGTTCCTGCCGCCATTTTATTATTTTCTCCATTTATGTTATTATACCAAAATCTAAGGTATCTGTCAAGAAATATTTTCTAGTTGGGGTATGCTAGAAGTATTATTTCGGGTATTTATCCTTTACTGCCTTCCTACCTAGAAAAAAGGTAGAAGTTTTTGCATCCTCCCCAAGTTTGCCATTATCTATATCATGGTATAGTTTATCTAACTGAGTTGTTAAAGCTTCGTAATAAGAAGCTCTTTTTGTTACTGCTGTTGCTCCAGCTTTTGTTAAATTTATATTCATTATGTGTACCTCGCTACTGTTATTGATTTATAGTAGTCTTTATATTTGTCTTTTTTAAACTCTACCTCAAAATTTCCTGCTTGTTGTGCTGTAAATGTAAGTGTAGTATCTGACATTGTTCCTGCTGAAGTTCCATCTAAAAATACTTGAGTTCCTGCTGGTACTCCTGTTACATTTATGACATCATCAACATTTGGTGTAGAAGTACTAAATGTAGGGTTAAAAACTGTTTTTTCTACAACAGCGTCTCCATCTGAATTAATATACCAGTCTTCGCCATTAGGCACATGGTCACAGTCATACTGTAAGTAGTCGTAATTGTGTGTTGATTTTTGTTCTGTTTTTATTGCTTCAGTAACTGGAGCAGTGCATGACCACGCTATGTCTTTATTACTGTCAAAAAATATATGATACATCATAGTCCCAGTCCTCCTGTGTAATCGGGCTCTTTAAAAATTATATATGCATAGTTTACATCATCACTATTTGCTTTCATGAATTTTCTTATAACTAAATTAGTAGAATCCATAGTTACAAAAACTCCATAAGGTACAAGTACAATTTCTTCAATTCCTTCTGGTTCAGTAATACTAATCATATGACTGTATCGAGGATCAAAAACTTTTGTTGCTTTGTTATTACCATCTAGTTCGTCTTGAGTACACCACCTCACTGCAAATAAAGGTATATATCCTAAGTTATGAGCGATTGTAGCAGTTCCTAAATTAGTACTACCTGCTATTGTGCCGTCTCCTCCGCTATGTACTACAGGCGAACTTGCTGCTCTTGAATCAAAAGCCATTGCGTTTGTAGTTGAGGTAACATCTTCTCCTGTTCTTGAAACATAAAGTCCGTAACCACCTGTTGATCTGTTTCCTGCTAATATTCTATTTGCCATAATTAATATAATGCATTACTGCTTAGTTTTTTAAATACTACCACATCATAAGACTGACCTGTTCCTAGTCTATTGATTGTGGCTCCTGTTGCTCCTACTGAAGTGAAATTTGCTCCCTGCTCAAAACTACTTGTATTTGCATTTGATTGATAATTTTTTGCAGTATAAAGAAAATTATTGCTTCCTAAGTTTTGATAACTTAAACTTGCAGTACTTGCACTGCTTAAGTTTACTGTGTTTTTTGTAACTGGAGCAGTGCTTCCTGTTCCTCCTGAAAAAGGTACAGCTTGATGCATACCTTTTGTTACAAAAGAAGATCCTGTCTCTCCTGAATCTGTAAAAAATAATAATTTATCTTTACTACAAGTTAGTACATTTTGTCCAGATTCAGATACATATAAACCGTATCCACCTGTTGATCTATTTCCTAATAATACTCTATTTGCCATTAATAGTACCCACTCATATGTCCAAATGCACAAGGCATTTTTAGTACAACAAACTCTAGTCCAGTACAAGCCTGAGTTCCTCCTGTATTTGAACCATAGTCACCTGATGAAGTTCTTCTTCCGTCTGTTACTCCACTCGGATTGTTAGCAGGGAAAGCGTTTATTTGTGAAGGAGTTATTGTGCTACTTGTATAAGTAAAACAAGATACATTATTTTGATTTAATTGAATGTCAGCTGCTCCTGATGTCTTTGCTCCCCAGTTCCATACTCTATTTTCATTTTCAGTTGCAATCACTAAAGGAATATATCCTAAGTTATCTTTACTTCCTGTAGTTAAAAAATTTAGACTGCCTGATAAAGAAGATTGTGAACCACCTGCATATACAGGCATTGCGCCACTTACTTTTGCATTACTGCTAAGTAATAAATCTTTATCGTCACAAGTAAGTACATTACTATTTGCTTTTGAAACATATAGTCCATATCCTCCACTTGATCTATTTCCCATTAATACTCTATTTGCCATTATGAATCCGCTATTAATATCCTGTTGTTACCGCCATCTAATAATATTTGTGCGGCGCTACCTACTGTTATTGTTGAAGATGCTTGTATTCTATCTCCTGCAAGTGTTCCTGTTACAACTAAACTTCCGTCTATTTTTGAAGTTACTGATGACCAGCTACTACCACCATATTGATAAGCTGCTGAAGCTGAACTATTACTTGCAACGACCGTACAAGTATCTCCTGTTATTGCATACAATCCACCTGTTCTACCTGTTGCAGCTTGAATTTTTGCATTTGTTATTCTATCAGATGTTACAGCTGTATCAGAACTTGTAATAAAGTAAAAACCTGGTGCATTTTGTCCTGCAGAGCCTCCCGGTCCTGCAGGTCCTGTTGCTCCTGAAGGTCCTGTTGAACCTGCTGGGCCTGCGGGCCCTGTTGGTCCGTTTGGTCCTGTTGGTCCTGTAGCACCATCACTACCATTACTACCATTACTACCATTACTTCCGGCTGGTCCTGTTGGTCCTGTTATATCTAGTGTTCCACCTAAACTTACTGTGCCACCTGCTGCATATTTTAAAAAGTTTGTTCCATCTCCTAAATAGAAGTTACCACTAGTATCTAAATAAAATCCATCTGTGGTATCAGTAAAGCTGTCTTTATTAGGAGTTTTAAATACTCCTGTTCCACCAGTAGCACCAAGTGTTAGTGCACTTGATACACTTAAATTATTTGTAAAGTTTGCATTTGATGTAATTTTTTCTGCACTTAGTGTGCCATCAACAAGTAAAGAACCGCTAATATGTTGTTCTACTAAAGAACTAAAGTCTGCCGCATCTGCTTCTGAAGCTGTTGCTGTTGCAGCGGCTGTGTATATTCTAATACCTGCTTTTTGTTCGCTATTGTCTGTCACGAGTACTCTATCGTTCGGTCTAATTGTATTATCAGCTGCTGAAGCTATAACTAGCGCAGCTATTGCATTTGCAGTTGCATCATCTAAAGTTCCAACCCACGTTGCTACTTGTGCCTGGCTTAGTCCTCCTGTAGAAGCTTCTTCATATGAGAAGAAACCACCATCACGAACACCAGCTGGTCCTGCAGGTCCTGCCGGGCCTGGTGCTCCACCTCCAGACTGTGCTATTGAAATTGGAACTGTTCTAGTATAAGTATCTCCACCTTCTGCAACTGTTACTTTAACTATTTTTGGTGTGGTGGATGCAGTAGCTGTACTTGCATCAACCGTTGCTGTTGTTCCTGATATACTTACACTTCCATTTGTAAATTGCATATCTGATTGAGAACTACCATCTGCATCAAGTAATTGAATTGTTGGAGTAGATACTAAGTTTTGTCTAGTTACTGTTAAAGCAACATCCTGTGCTGATCCGCTAGGTGTTAAAACACCGTCTGAATCAAAATTAATTATTATTGCAGCTACATTTATATCCACTACTGGAGATAGTATTTTTGAAGTACCTGTTACTCCACCAGTAGCACTTGTTGGATGATATGCTGAAGTAATGTATGATGATTGAGTTCCTAAAGTTGTTGTTAATCTTCTGTTTCGTACCCAGTAATACTTTGTACCTGCCGCTGCAGTAGTATATGAAAAATTTGTTTCATTATCACAGATGTGTATACGAGTAGCATTTGCTCTATTATTATCATCTGATGCCCAAATTTCAATATCATCACTTTCATCTCTAAAGGAAGAAGGATTATTCCATGTTAAAATTACTGTTCCTGGTTTTGTTGTCGTTGCAGCTAAACTAGTAGGAGCATCAGGTGCTGCTAATGGTGCTGCTTGAGTTGCTCCCTCTCTTCTAATTACATCTGCTCTAGAAGTTGTTATCTCATAAGCATCTGCATTGTACTCTGTTGCTTTTATTGATACTGTACAATTTGGATTAAAATTTAAGTTTTCTAATCTAAATAATTTGCTTGAAAAACCAAAAGGTTCATAGGTAAGTGCTATAACTTGACCTGCTTTTAAAAGCAGTCCTTTTTGTCCAACTGTAAATGAAATTTCTTGATTAAATCTACTTTGTTTTAAAGCGTACTCTGCAGCTAAACGAGCATTGTAATAGTTTGTTATACCATTTAAATTATAGCTTGCTGTTTTTGGAACATCTCTATCCGCTTTTAGATACTCGCCATTAAAATAAGTAACACTTCTAGATCCAAAATTATTTTGAGGATCAGGTATACTTGCTTTTACAGTATTTTTTGCATTTTTCTGAGAATTATCAACAAGACCTATGCTACCAATTATATCTGAATTATCAATATATTCTGGATTTACATTCCAAGTATAATTAACAGAATTAAAAGAAGAACTTGTGGTTGGTGCGGATGCCTGTGTTTCAATATCTAAACTATATTTACCATTGCTGTATGATAACATACCGTTCATATGCACTAAAAAAGCATTTATATTAGAAAATACTGATTTACTAGTATCTATTGTTATATTTGTTTGATGCCTAGTCACAAAACATTGTTTTGGTTCTTCCCACCCAACATATCTCCAATACTTTACAAAGTCAGAATCATATAAAGAATAACTAATATCATAAGCAGCATCAATAGTTATACTACTAGGGCCAGAGCCTGATACTTTAGTTAAAGGTATTTGTTTATTACTAACAAACTGCATACCTCCTGTAGTGCCTGACTCATGAACTGGTTCATCTTTTACACCTGCAGTAGTTACTTTATATACATTGCCATTAGAAGTTATAATAAACTCTCCAAGTTTGTACGTTATTGCACTAGAGTATAGTCTATAAAATTTTCCAGAAACTTCACTAAAGGTTATCTTTGATCTTGAGTCTTGGACTTCATCAGCTGATACTTTTCCTGAAGCAATATGCAATCCATTAGAATCTACAAGCTTATAAATGTCTCCAACAGCTATACTTGACTCATTTGCTGTGAGCATTGCTTTTACATCTGATCTAACATCACATAGTCTTGCACTTGTTATAAAAGAAGCTAAATCTACATCATTATTTGTATCTAAGTTTTTACCATACCTATCACTACTCATGTAATCTAATAATTGCATTGCTGGATTACTTGATGCTCGTCTATCTGCAGTTAACTCACTGACTGAAAATGTTAATCCTGTATCATAGTTAGTTTCTGTTATAGTTGTAAAAGCTTCATCTACTTCTGCTCGTCTATCTGAACCAACATAATTATCAATAATTCTAGTTTCTCCTGTTTGGTCAATAGTTATTCTTGCCCCTGTTAAATCTGAATTATTAGTAAAATTAGTAAAAGCACCACCGCCTCCCATAAAGAAGTTTCTTGATTTAAATACTTTAACTTTTGTTAATACATCAGTAATAGCATCAATCGCAACATTACCATTATCGGCTGCTACGTACTTCATTCCTTTTAAAGTTAACTGATCACCCCAGTTACCATAAGTACCAGACCAAACACCTCTAATAGGTCCTCGTGGTAGATGCCCTAAAGAAGCTATCCCGCCTACATGAACATCATAAAGAACTTTTCCCGGCTCTTTAGTAGCATTTGTCATTTCCGCATCATAACCTGCTTTTAAGTTAAGTGCGTCATTTCCACTATTACCTCCAAAAGTAAGTACTATTTCATTATCTCCATTTACTGTTATTGCAGAAGGACTTTTTCTATGAAGTGTAAATGTTGATCCAGTAAAATTTTTGTAGTTCCATGTTCTCATATGCCAGTAATCATTAGAACCAGTCTTCTTCATTCTTAAATAAGTTTTTGCTGGTATTCCATTTACTGCGTCTAAATCTGGGGCAGAGTCTAGTATAAATCTATAATGAGAAGTTTTATTATTTGTATGTAAGGTATATTTATGTAATATTCTAAAACTAGTATCACTTCCATCTCCTTCTACAGTAGTAGTAGACCAACTTGATCCATCAGTACTTCTTTCAACGGTTACTGTGTCTCCTTCTAAGAAGTCTGCATGATCGTCACTAGAGCCTAAAGTTGGATCAGGAATATAAGAGTTGTCATAATTAAAACAATCAAGTACTTTTCCTTTAATAACATATTCTAGTTCTGGTGTGGTTGTTTGGTCTGCGCTTAATACATGAGAAGTAACTGTGTAAGCTGTATCTCGTAATCTATGATTAGGGCTCCAATAAGGAAGGGTGCTACTGTAAAAATCTGCTTGTCTTTTAAATTGATAACCGTCTGCTCCATTTGCCCTAGTAACTAACATTCCATTTGCTGATTGTGTTAACGATCCTTTATGTATAGAAAACATACTATTTGTAGGATGATCGATTGTTGCAAATTCATTGTCTTGCATTCCAAACGCATCTGACGCAGTAACACTGTTTGAGTTAGCGCCTGTCCAAGCTGAATCTGCTATATTATGATAATGCTTTACACCTCTAACCTGAAGTAATCCAAAAAGAGTTTGAACTAGTTCAGTATCTCCATTTTTCTTGGCTTCTTCTATCGCCTCAACTAACTCTGAATTATCGTCTTTAAATGCTCCTATAGAAGCTGCTACCTGTGCTGCAGCTTTACCTCCTATAGTATTTCCTGTGTCTACTCGGCCATAACATTGTAGTTGGCTATTATCTCTATCGTTTCCACTGCCTGCATTCCTTACTGTAAAGTCTGGTTTGTCTGTACAAATTAAAGATACTCCACCTATATATACATTATAGATACCATGTATCTCTCCTTCACAGAGAGCATGAGCCATATAAACAATTTGTGCGTTCTCTTCTGCTGTATCTGCAAATACAGGTATTCCTTTTACTCTTTGTACACCATATACTACAGGCAAGTACTTTGCACTAAGTCCTATATTTAAGTCAATTTCATTATTTACTGGTACCTGACTTTCTTCTAACCAATACTTTCGTCCACCCCATCCAAAAGCTCCTCTTTTTTTGCTTTTTTGTTCATACGCCGTTTCATAAGTAGTATAGTTTACTATTTGACTTAGTGTTGTTTCTGAATGAATAAAGCCTAGATCACTAGCATATTCAGGTTTTAGGGCGTCTTCTTTACTAGGTACACCTTTGAAACTTAGTGCTCTATGTATTTCATCTGTTGTTATTCTTCCAACAACTTGATTGAAGTCTGCCCAATGACTAGATAAATTCCATTCAACAATAGAACTTTGTAATCCTTCATTAATTTTGCAAGAAGCAATAATACCTTTAAATAATAGCACAGAAGAATTACCAAGTATATCCCCTGTTTCTGGGTCAATAAATACTTTGTGAATAAATACTTCTCTGTTTAAGAAGTTAGGACTAGCTAAAATTTCGGTAGGTCTTGTGTTAAAAATTGCTTTTAACTCATCAGACTCTAAAGATATGGTTACTGCTACGCTTGTATCTGTGGGATAAGTTGTTGTGTCGTCTGTATCATTTCCTGTAGTAGCAAATGTCATTTTACGATTATCAGTTGTAAAGCCAGTAATAATATAAGTTACAGAAGTTACACCAGTACTAAATGTACCGCTGTTCTTTGTTAATTTTACTTTATCGCCTTCACGAAATCCAAAGTCTATTAGATCTGTAGCATCTCTGTCATCATGAAAAGTAGAGTCTACTGTAAAAGCTGCACTACTAAAGTCTCCTGTTACAGAAACAGAAGTACCTAAGTGATTTCCAGAAAGCTTCAAAGACATGTTCGTAGCACGAGGAGCTGTTGTTTCAGCATACCCTCCAATTGATTCAATTCTGTTTGCTCTGTATATTTGACTTCCGTTTGAAGCACCAGTATGATCTGTGCTTGCATCATTAAAACTTATGTCTCTAGCTGCATCTGTATAATACGCATATCTATTTGCATTTGTACGATAGAGCTTGTCAACATCTGGATCTACATTAAAAGGTCTTTCAAACTTTATAAGATGCGCATACTCAAAAGGCTCATTACTTACCAGTCTTTCTTCTATGGAAGTATTTATACTACGTTTTGTCATGTTATGCCTGTGCTTCTTCTAAGTTTAAAGAAAACGAAAATAAGTTATTTGTTCCTAGAGAATACTCTTGAACGTCACTTGTTTGTACTACTCTAAACATAGGGTTTCCATAGTCAATAGTTGAATTATCTGCTACATCTTTTTGAACTGGTGGTACTACATAGAACCTTCTTTCATCTGTAGTATTAAGTGCAGAATCAGTAGCTAACTTATCTGAAGAAGTTGCTACTCTTACAATCTGGTAAGCTTTATTATGGTTTGAATTAGATGAATCAGCAAAGTTAAACATGTCTCCTGGCTTTAATCCACCAGTTACACTATCGAATCCATCTACTAAAAAATTTGAATCTCCAGAAGTTATACTACCCTGTACAGAAATTGTCCCACTGGTTGTAGTTTGAGGGTTTGTATATTGAGGTAGAACGACATAAAACGATTTTAATCTCCCTCTTTTTTCCATTAAAAAACTATGGATTGGCTCAAATTGAGCCCTTGTCATAGGGTTATATGAAATCTGCATTTTAAAATATTGTCCAGCAATCGCCCTAGTTGTAACGCGTCCACTGTTAGTACGGCTAAAAGAAGTCGGTTGTTCGCTTGTAAATTTAACGCTTGCGAAGCCAGGCCCTTCCGTAAAATTGGTTTGATGTCCATCTCCCGCATCATTAATACCCCAATTAGGATCTGGTAATCTATCTGTAAAATTAGTAAAAGTTGCCATTATTTAGCTAAGCTCCCATACACGCTTGTATCTACTGAAGGTAAAAAGTCTGTACCGTTTTCGTTTGCTGCTTGTCTAATCATTGATATTATGTTTCCTTGTTGATCATTTAGCATGTTCTGTACACTTGCTCCATCTACAGCACTGATGCTGAAATTAATATTTGTTGTTCCCATTCTTCCAATATCTTCATTTGGAATTATATCTACAGGTGGAGTTATTATTTCGGGTCCTTGTTCTCCTACTTGTATTGGCATGCCTGTAGAGTAATTCTTCATTCCTGAAGCTGCACTTGGGGTAAAGTTATTTGCATTTGTTCCTACACCTCGTTGGTTTCTTAAGTAGGAAAGCTCGCCCTCTGTTGCTTGTTTTGCTAAGTTTACTCTATTTGATCTACCACCACCGAGTGTTAAATTTGTAGAAGCTTTTGGAGTATCTGAAGTACCACCACTATAAGTCATTCCTTTAATAAGTTTTATTTGCATAGCACCCATTGCTGCTGCTGCTGCTACAAATGCAGCACTCCAAGGCATACCAGGAGGTCCTGCCATTGCTGATGCAATACCTGAAGCAGTAGACATAATTGCTTGTGCAAGCATCATCTTTTTATTTGACTCAAAAGCTTTTCTTTTAATTGCTTCTTTTTTAGCTTCAAGTGCTTTAATTTTAGCTACAGAAGCTGCTGATTTTCCGTCTCGTTTTTCTTCAGCTTCTATTAATTTGTCTATTTCGCCTGTCTGCTGTTTAGCTTGTGCGGCTGAAAGACTAATCATATTTCCTATTGCTGATGCGGCAGCACCAGTTGCTACTGCTACTTTTCCTGCTGTTGTTTCTGCAGCTTCAAATTCTGCTCCAAAGTTTTGTCCAAGATTTAAAATATTTGCAGAAGCTGTTGCTAGTGCTGAAACAAATACTCCGTCTGCTCCAAATACTTCTGTTATATTGTCAGCAAAGTTAAGTAAATTTTCTTCCATTAAATTAATAGCCATGTTAGTTTCTTGTGCTTTAATTGCAGCTTTAAACTCATCTTCTTCTTTTGTTGCTTGGTCAGCACTCATTGTGCCTTCGACTACTTGGGTAGTTAATTCGTCTTGAAGAGTTTTTAATTCTCTTTTGCCCACTGCTCTTACAGCTTCAATAGCTGCCTGAGTGGTTTGACTGGCTCTTAAATTTTCAAAAGGATCTTCTGTTACACCTGGGACTAACTCTTTAGTTTTCTTTAGTACAGAGTCTAAAAACTTCATTCCTTCTACAGAAAAAGTTTTTGCTATAACCGCTGCTGCATCTGCTGAGGCATTTCCTATATCTAATATTCCAGCGTCTAGATTATTAATGGTGTCTCTCATTTCTAAGAATTGAGCAGCCAATGATCCTTCCATTGCTTCTACTCCAGCTGCATTTAATAATTTTTCTAATCCTGCGACACTCTCTCCATATATTCCAGCAATTTCTTGCCTTGATTGTACCGCTCTTTGTTTCATTACTCGCAACTCTAGTTCTAAAACTTTGAATTGTAAATTAGATATTTTAGTTTCTAATCTCATTCTTTCTTTTGCGGTCTTTAATCTAGTTTCTTCTGCATCCATGAGAGCTTTGATTTGCTCTGCACCTGTTAAGTCAGTTTCTCCTGAGGCTTCAAACTTAGCTATTCGTTTTTGAATAGTTTCTTTTTCAAGTTCTAATTTATTTAATTTTTCTTGTATTTTTAAATTTTGTAATGCTATTTTTGATCTTTCTAAGTCAATTCTTTGTTGTTCTGTTGCTTTAGCAACTATTCCTTCTAATAGTATTAACTCTTTTTCTTTAAAAGCAGATATGGCTGCTTGAACTTGTACTGAATTCTCTCCTTCTAAACGGCTATCGTTTTCAAAGTCTAATAAGTCTCTTGACAATGCAAACTGTCGTAGTTGTTCTTCAGTTAAGTTTGTAGCACTTTTAGCACTTTCAAACATAGCATTAGCCTTTTGCATATTTAAATTAACTGATGCTGATTCTAGTCTTATTATTCTTTCGGCGCTTTCTGCTGTTACCTTTTGACTTTTCTCAAAAATCTTTGAAACTTTTGATATTTCATTTAGTTCTGCTTTAATTCTAATTATAATTTGTTGTTGTCTAAAAAATCTATTTTCTATGTCTTTTAAAACTTTTAAGTAGCCTTCTCCAGTTGTTGTTGTGGCTGCTAATATATCTCGTTCTTCTTGAGTCATTATTGCTCTTAAAGCTTGGTTCTTATTTAATTCTTTTGCATAATTTAGTCTTTGAAGTTCTGTAAGAACTAATTCACCTGAAGTTCTTGTAATAGTACCGTCATCTTCTACAGTAACAATCTGTCTTCTAGCTTCTAGTGCTGCATTTATTTGTCGTAAACTGGCTAAAGGTTTATCAAAATCTGTAGATTTTAGAAATGCATTTGTAAATGCTCTAGCTGAGTCTGCTGCTCCATCAATAGCAGATCGCATATTTTTAACGCCTTTTGCTGCTGCTTCAGCCTCTTCAGCTATTTGTGGAAATAATTTACGTCTTTCTGCATCACCAAATAATGAAGAGTCTGCAGCTTCAAATTCCTTAATTAAATCAGCCATTCCTTTAGTCATCCCAAACTTACCGTCTTTTAAAGTTTTAATAAGAGCATTTTGTGCTTTTGCAACTTTTTCGTCTGCAGTCTCAAAAAACATTCCAAAAATAGATTTTTTTAAAGAGTCTGAATCAAACGCTTGAATTAATAAATCTGTATTTTCTCTATAATATGCTAAAGCATCTGCTGCTTTATTAATAGCTGTTACAGTAGTAAGTATTGTTTCTTGAAAACTTTCTAAACCTTTATTATAAGCTACAAAATCATCTCCGAATTTTTCAAACTGTTCATTAACATGATCTACTCTAGGAGCTAGTAGCTCCATTGTATCATCTAATTCGCTTACACTTTCTTTTAAAGCTTGGGCTGCTGCTCCACTAAATCCTAGCCATTTAGCAAACCCTTGTAAAAAAGGCAAAGCTATTAAAATAGCACTAACAAAGGGCATAAGTTTTGTCATCATTTTTTGGAAAGCTACACCTAAATTTGCAGCTGTTCCTGTTAGTTTAAACATTATTTTATCTAAAAATCCAAACGTAATTCCTTGTTGAGTAAGTTCTGCTTCTGTTAATTGTAACTGAATTCTTAAGTCTGCTTGCGCTGCACTAAATCCTTGAGTTTGTGCAGTATTAACAACTTTAGCTAGTCCTTCGGCCACTATAGCTTTTTTACTTAATTTTTTAGTTTCTATGTCTGTAAGTTCACCTGCTTTAATTCCTTCCATGTCTTTAACATTAGAAATAGCAGTTTCTGTTGATAGTTGATCTTTTAAAAGAACTGACTCGGCTTCTAATAATCTTAGTTCTTCTTTTGCATCTTCATTATTCATTCTTTGAGCAAAACCTTGTTTTGTTTTTAAGTCAGTAATTCGTTGTTCTACTACTTGTAATCTTGATTTTCCTGATAATTCTTTATTTAATGCGCTTTCTAAATTTTTTGATTTATCTTTTCCTCTAACAGCTAATTTAGCTTGAGGACCTGCTTGTGAAGTTGCTCTAGCTGTTTCTGCAAGAGCGGCTTTTTTATCTGCTTCTTGTCGTAAAAATTCTTTATGTTGTTGACGACTTAATGCAGCTCTGTTTTTATTTGCTTCATTCTGTTTATCAATAGATTTTTTTGCTGCAGCTGCTTGTACAGCTAGTGAATTAGTGAAGGCTCCCATTGCAGGTATTGCCATTTTAAGTAGTGTGAAAGCTACTGCTGCAAATACAGTAGAAAATATTAACTTATTCTCTGATAAAAACCTTACTGCTGGTCCGATTGCATTATTTAGGAAACTAAGTACAGCTTGTGAAATATCCGCAAAAGTTGTTGCAAGCAAGGCAAAAGGATCGTTTTCGACCTCTGCAAAAGCTGCAAATTTACTTGTTCCTTGATCTAAGGCTTCGTTTAAGAATGCTTGTCGTTTTTCAAACTCTGTTAAGTCTCCAACCGACTTTCCTATAGTTGCTGCATATTTTGCTGATGCGTCATTTACACGAACAAATAAACCAATCTCATCCAAGAGTTCTGGTTCTACTTTAATTACACCACGAAAGATTCTATCAAGAGCATCAGGTAAGTTTCTACCTAAGGATACAGCAGCGTTTCTTGCTACTTCACCTAAAGCGGATATTTGACTACTGTCAAATCCAGCACTTAATGCTAAAGAAGTTGATCTCATAGATTCTGCAAAACTCATACCAAAGCCTGTTGCTTCTTGTAAGTCTCTTGCAACACCCATAATAGCTCTACCAGAAACAATTTCTAATTGTCTCATAGATTCTGTTAAGGTGTCTATTTGAGCAGCTGATGAAAATACTTGAAACGCTGCACTAAGTGCAAAAACGTTAGCTGCTAAAAGAGCGTATGCGCGGACAAGTCCTCCAGGACCACCCCCGCCTCCGTCTATTGATTGTGAAAGTTTTGAAAAGTTTTTAGTACTATTCGCTGTTTGAATAATACCTTGTTTTTGACGAGTATAAGTAGTATTTGCAGTTTTATTTCTTTTACGCTCTGCAGTCTCAACATTTGAAGTTGATTTTGCAAGTTGGTCTGTCTGTTTTCGGACGACAGAAATTTGATTCCCTTTTTGCTGGAGTTCTAACGTAAATAGTACTTTATTATCTGCCATTTATTTCTTTCTTAACTTATCATGTTCAGCTTTTAATCTTTGCTGAGAATCTTTGATGGTTTCTCCATCGAGGAATAATAGTAATTCTATTTGCCACTCTCTTTCTATTCCTGTACTTACATTGTACATATCAAGTAGCATTTCTAAATTTGTAAAATCTTTACCCATATATCCAATATCTGAAGCCATTCTATTGCCACAAGAATTGTATATATTCATAGCCGTATGTATACTGTCAGGAAAATCTTCTATCTCTGCAGGACATCTATCCCAATCTATTTCTTCCCCTGTTTGTTCTATCATTCTAAGGTATTGATCCTTAGTCATGCCTATAGCATCGTGTTTAAGATAGTTCTTCAGTCGGTCCAGTATTTTGTTCTTTGCTTCCGCTACGAAAGTTTTCTAAGTCGAAGACTACCTCGTTGAGCCAGTTATCAAACTCTGATGAGTTTTCTACGAGTTGTTCAGCATTAGCGTCTGAATATTCTAACTCTTGGTTTACATCTTGACCTTTTAAATCAACTAGTAGTAAATCTTCTAAGTATTTTAATTTAAGTCCTTTCCAGTTCTTTACAGTCGCTGCTGTAAATTCTTTTACGAACTTTTCGTCATCAAGAGTTTCTTCAAAGCCTCTTGTTTTACGATTGAATTTGTTATTTGTGCATTTTTTTCGTAATGCTACGAGTTCTTTTCGGGATAAGTTTGCTAGTTCGACTTCAAAGTCAGATAGTCCTGGAAACTCAACCCAAGTGGTTTTAGTATCCACTAATAAGCTTTTTAATTCCATGTTTTATATTCTCCTATGAATATTGAGTGATGCGCGTACTTATAGCTGTATTGTCTGTAGAAGTAAAGTCATAAGATTGTGTGTAAACTTCTGCTACACCCATTCTTGCTGTATATGATACTGGATTTAATTGTAATTGAAAGAATCCACTATCACTACTTGCTTTTCCTGTTTCTACTGCTTTTAAAATCAAATTGCTACTAGTATTAAAGTCATCAAATTGTGTTATATTATTATCGTTTTGGTACTGTGTTATAGCTCCCGATGCTATACGCTTACCTATTGTGTAAGTACTTGGAAACATTGCATTACTTGAGTTGGTTACAGATAGACTATCGTGAAGATTGTCATACTTTGTCCAACTAATCTCTGTGCTTATACTTACGTTTGCACTGAGAATCGAGCTCATATCTAAGCTGTCAATTGTTACCACTGGATAAATTGTTTGAGGCGTTCTTGTGGAAGATTCAGATTGAAGGCTTCCAGGAATGGTGTAACTTTCGTTACCGGCTCTTGTTAATTTAGTCCCTTGTCCACTTATTGCTACTGAGAATTGTTCTCTTGTAGCAAAAGCAAAATCGGCATTAGTAATTACTGCGTTTTCTATTTTAAATGTACTACTTCCTGTTTGTACATAAAGATCAAATGATTTTAACTGAGCATCAGTTAGATCACTTAACAAAGTTATTACTATGCTTTCATCTTTTTCTGCTGTTAAAGGAACTTCAAACGAAAAATTAGCTGGGTTAGCTTTTGTAATCGTTGAGCCTTCAAACATTTTTGATTGATCATGCAAAGTCTTTACTGGGTATGAATCTTCCGCAAATGTTTGGGAAAACGTAATGGCGGTAGTAGTATAGATTCTATACTTGTTCCCGCCATATACGAGGTATAGCTTACTCTCCTTGAGAAAACTATATGACATTAGACTTAGGCTGCGTTAGAGCTAGCGCTTAAGTACCCTGTTTGGGTATGCGAAGTTCCGCCTAAGTATTTAACTGAAATCTCATTACCAGTTAGAAGATCTGACCCGTGGGCTGCAAATTCTAAAGTAGTTGAGACTAAGTCACCAACTTCAATTGTCGGTATTGACAACTGAGCTCTTGGCATATTAAATTCTACACCTGGTGCAGTGAAGTCGTTAGAGTCACTGGCATCACCATCTGATGCAACAGTACCGGCTACGCCCATGAACAATCTCATGTCAAAAGAGTTTGTTACAAGGTCAGTTGCGTTAGCCATATCTGTTAATAGTTGGTTAGAACCATTTGATTTGGTATCAAGGTACATGGTTAAAGAACCACTAATTACCCTAGCACCTGTAAATGAGCCAATCGGCTTATCTACGATACCAATGGTTTCTGGTGTTACATAAGTAACGTTGTTTGCTATAGTTAGAGAACCACCTGTGATATTAATATCATAAGTTTTGTTGTCTAAACCATTTGAAGCTGCGCCACCACCTTGTGCATCGGCATCAAGATATAGTGTTGATAATTTATTTCTTAAATAATCAGCATCTTGAGGACCGGTAGTGTCAACATAGTTGAAGCACTCTGCATAAGTATCAGTACTAGCACTGGTTGGTGCTGCTTCTGAAGTAGTCTGAATAATATACTTGGAAGGATCTTCAAGTGGTTGCTCTACTTGGTCAATTGTTGTTGCGTTTCCAGACCATGTAATTGAGGCAATACCGTCGATAGAAAAGTCTACCTCGGCTTGGTTAACTTGGGCTTGGTTAAGCCTGTATGTTGTATTTTCTAGTGCAAAGAATATACTAAGTTTCATAAGTTCGTGAACGTCTGATTTTTCAAAGTTACATATTGAACCGTTTTGAGCAGTAGTTCCGACTACTACACCACGTCCATTAGCTGCTGCGTCATCAGGTAACGCTGTACCTGAAATAGCTGCCCATAAAATGTTTTCAACACAGTCATGATCGTCTGCAACTCTGAAAGAAGCTGCTCCATGAACAAATGGTCGTACATATGTACCAAATGACCATTCTGCTGGTGGTAAAGAATCATTGAATCTTTTTGAACCCCTGTTAGGTGCTGCACCTGCTTCTGATATTGTTACGTCACTTGAGTCTGAACCCTGTGAAAAACTATATCCGTCTAGTACACCAACTCTAAATGTGTTGGCAGTTTTTTCATTACCTTTGAATAATCCTGTACCAGCTCTTGTACCATCTTGTGTGGTAGTAGCTGATATAGAATCAATAGTTACAACTAAACCAGAACCGCCAGCATCAGTGGATGGATCGCTTAATACTGCTGTGCCGTTTTCCGTAACAGTTTCATCCACTGCATATCCAGCGCCCCTAAAGTTATTAGGAACTCCAATTGATGCTACAGCACCACCACTCCCAAGGGATAGTACGTGACACTTAAAGCCAGTTCCGCCGCCTGCAGAGTTTGCAAAAGAGCAGATGTCTCCTACAGAATATCCTGATCCAACAGTACTTACGTGGCAGGTTAAAACTCCGCCAGTTGATCCAACTCCATTTACAGAGCTTACAAATACTTTGGTATTTCTCGATAGATTTAAAGCCATTGCTTTCTCCTATTTATTTTCTTTGAAAGTGCATTATTAGATGTTTATCTGTTATGCAATTTCTATTAGTACCTACACACTACTGCTATTTCTCCGATTGCTAAAGGAGCTAGTACTCCTTCATCGGTTGATAGTGTTTGTAATGTTAAGGAAGTCGTTTTTAAGTTTGGGCTTACGGTATCATCATAAGTCAAAACATCATTATCGTCTATAACTCTTTCAATGTCTTCCATTAAAAGTGCTAAGACTTCCTGTGAATCTTCTTGGTCTTCAACATAAACTCTTATGTCTAAACTTATAAATCTCCACTTAAATTCATTGGGTTGATACTGTCTAGTTTCGTCTCCTGCTACTACACAAATTTTAGGGTATTCTTGAATTTGATCTAAGAATACCATATTCCCATGAACGTTGTTAAATACATTTGAATTGTATGGAAACTGTCCATCAATTGTTTGTAATTCTTTAACTAATGCATCAACTATCTTTTTTCTTGCTGTTCTATATGTAGATGCCATTATGTTCTCCTAAGGCTTGTTAACTTTTGTTCTGTATACTGTAACGCTAGCTGCCTTATGCTTTTTGTGATTAAAGGTTTTGGATTATAGCCTGCTGGCCACTTTCTTCTACCTGTATTCTCAAAAGTTTCGTAAGGATTACGTTGATATGTATACTCTCCGCTTATCCCTGCTGCTGTTTGTCTCAAGTTTAGTACTTGAGTACTGTTTGAAAATCTACCAGTTCTATTTATTAATGCTGGTCTTCCCATGTTTCGTCTAACTTCTGCTGGAAGTCTTTTATTTATTTGATTTTTTAATCTTAGTAAATCTGATAACTTATTTCCTGTTCCTTTTTCTTGTTCGGCTTGTATTTCCCAAACTGCGCTAAATACTTTCATTGAGCCTTTATTTATTGAACTTTTATTTGCTGGTCTGTGAGTATACTCTATATTTCTTGTTTGTCTTTTTCGTCCAGGTTTTTTACTCACTACGGGTTTTCCCTTGACTCCAGCTTTTTTAAAAGATCTTACAATTTCGTCTGGTATGTTCCTTGCGTGTGAGGCAGCTACATCTTTTGTTAAGTCATTACTACCTTTTGCATTCATAGCTTGTTCTTCATCTAAAAATTTTATATCCTTTTTATTTCTTTTTAAATAAGCAGGCAATTGTTTTAGTACTCTTGCTCTAATTTGTGAAAAGTCTGTAGTTTCTTTACTAGTTTGCTGTTTCATTGTACCACTTACAGTTCTTGTTTCTCCTACTAGTACTCCATTTACATACTCGGGAACTGCTTTTACTTCAATTTTTGCTAGTCTTAAAATTTCAGAGGGTAGATCAATTGTTTCTTGATAGTATCCTACATCTGCCTCAAATCCATCCATTTCTTTCATTTCTGCAATAAGAACATCTACTCTAGCTAAACCTACTGTACTTTCTTCATCATGAGCATAATGAGTAGTACTGCCTATCGCTCTATTTGCTTGCATTGAGTCCATTGTTGTACCTGCTGCTTTTTCAAATCCAGAACCACCTAAGTTTCCTTTGGCTTGATCACACCACATCTTCCATGCATGTTTTCTAAAAGCTGCACAAAAAGTATAAATAGTTCTTTGAGCACTAGGTAGTCTTATTTCTATTGTAAATCTTTCTGCACTAGATCCTGGTATAACAAATACTTGTGATTTATTTGCTCCTTTAAAACTACTAAAATCTCTAAGAGGTACTTTTTGTACTAAGGTTAATCCTCCGAACTTACCACCATTTGCAAAGTCATAAAAGATACTTCTTAATACAGTATTCCATACTTGCTTACTATTAAAGTTTTTGAAAGCGTCTCTATAAAGAGGGTCTTTCGCAAATATCTTATTTAGTGCTAAATCTGTTCCATTTATAAATGCAGCTGAAGTTTCTTGAGTAGTAAAGCTTACTCTATGTACTTTACTTGCTCCCTCTTTTTTTCGTATTTCCTTATCTTCATACTTGTCCATCAATCCCTTGATGCCAGCAATTATTCTTTGGTCAGACATTTATTTCAATATCTTGTACATATCAAGTATTCTTTTGATATGATCTGGAAATCCTGTGTTACCTGCTATACTAGAACTGACTTGGTTTTCTACCGTTGCACCTGCAATAGTCATTCTTTCTTTTCTTTCATCTTTTAAGTAATATTTGATTAAATCAAATAACGCTAGTCTTAAATCTGCTGGTGTTGCGCTGTATCCTGCAGTATATACTACTTTTACAGCTTTTCTTCCTTTCGGAAAGTATTTAGTACCAGTGCTTTGAGTTCTAATTATACTGTCAGAAACAGTATCAACTATGTATTCATATTTTCCACTACTGTCAGAATTTTCTGTGATTAGGGTTACATATGAACTAGCTTGATCAGTTCTCTCTTGTACTGATGTTACAGCGACTAATGGACTTTCGTCTAACATTACTCTATCTGTAAGAGGATCGAGTATGTCGAAGTACTCGGTTTTGGCACTACTATAGTAATCTACAAAGCTTGTTCCACAATAACTTTTTACAAGTTGACTAATGGAACTTATAATCACATTAATCCTTGCGTCATTTTGTACACCTTGAAGTCCTGCGAAGTCTTTATACTGTTGTAATGTTACTAAATTTGCCATAATTTTTTAAAAAAAGTTGGTGGGGCATGAACCCCACCAAAATTCGACGTAAGCTATTAACTAGCTTTGTATTGGTATGCCCACTTAGAAGTAGCTGCATCGATTAGATCGGTGAAACCAATTCTTTGAGAAGCAACAAGCACTCTACGCTGATTAGCAACTTCGTAATCAGACTCAATGGTTACTCCACGTAGTCTTGGCATTACATAGTTTCTTGCGTATAGAGCAATTGCTCCTGGCATGTTAGCTGCTTGTGTAGGGAATTCATCACAGACAATGACTTTAGAGCCAAAGACTGATCCGATCTCACCACGTACTTTAGTAGCCATATCGCCTACTAAGTTAATGTCTTGGAATTCTGCATCTTCGAGCAGATTGAAATACACACCTTGTGATACAAGATATACAACTTCACTTGGGTTCATTCCATATTTACCCATATTTTTTCTAAGAGCTAGAAGTTCTAACGCTGTTACAGTGTCAGAAGCAACTGCTGTAGCTGATTGTGTTACATCACTATCTGCTTCAGCTAAAGTCCATAGACCGTCAAAAGACGCACCACCAGTACCGAAGGCACCGTCAGCGTTGTTACCCAAAAGGATAGCATTTTCAATGGATCTTGCATGAGATCTTACGATTGACTCTCTAATTAAAGGAAGAATCGGTAAGATTGCATCTTCTTCAGTTTCGTTACCTAAGTAAGATTGTGAAATTAGCTTTTTAGTTGAAAGAGTTCTTTCAGTCAAGTCAACACCTGCATATGGTGAACCATAAGTGTCGCCTCTTTCTTCCAAGTTACCATGTGGAGATGATCCAGTAGCTGCTTGGTTAGCTGTAAATTCAGCATATCCAGCATCTGGTAAGATTGGTATGATTTGAGTAGCTGACTGCATTGGGATTTCTCTAAATAGAGGAGCCAATGTAAGCTCTAATTGAATGTCTCTTTCGACATTTGTAGATACTGTTTGTTCAAAATCTGCGGATGAAACGCCAACACCTGAATGAGCGTTAACTTTTTCCATAACATCATTTGCCAATTTAGTATCCCAGCCTTTACCTGTTGCTAGACCCATGGTCCATGCATCGTTGATATCAGCTTCAAACGCTTTGTTCCAGTCACCGCTGTTTGAGCGATCACCGAATACTCTTTTTGACTCACGAATTGCTTCGATTTCAGATTTTTTCTCTTGCAGTTCTGTTTGCAAAGAGGTAACAATCTCTTCAAGGCCTTCTTGTCTGCCTTCAAAACGTTTTTCAACGTCTGAAATAAGAGCTTCCGCTCCAGACATTCCGACTTCAACGATTGTTTTAACTTTTTCTTGCTCAGCTTCTTTTTCAGCTAGGTCTGCGGCTTCCGCAGCTGCTTTCTCTTCAGCTTCGCTTACTTCTTTAGCTTTCAATTCGGCATGTTGCATTGCGATTTTAGCAGCAGTTGATTTTGCTACCTCTTCAGCGAATGCTTTCAAGTCGATATCAGCATTTGGAGTATTTTTTTCTGTAGACATAAGTCTCTCCTGTTGTTGAGTGGGCGAACCCACGGCTTGTGGCGCATCAATTTCTTCAGCCTTCGCTGAGTCCGTTGCATGAGCCTGTTTACTTTCTTTTTTTGAAAAAGAAGCTTTCCATTCCTCATATTCAGATTGAGAATCGAATGATTTCGCAATCGAGAACATGGCAGTCTGGTTAGCTGGTACGCTAACAACAGACACTTCGAATAATTCGGCGTCTTTAATCTTGTACCCGTCAGTTTCATCAATATAATCGGCGTCCTTGACTCTGAAACCGACAGAAAAGGCTCCAAGTACACCGTCTTTAATAAGATCTTTGATATCGCCTGCGGACTTAGAGATTCTTGCTCCAAGTTCGAGACCTTTGTCGGAAACTTCTAATGAAGTTGCTCGACCGATTGGTTTGTTATAGTCATGGTTAAATAGGATTATTGGGTTACCCTTGAAGTTATCCAATCCACCATTTTTTGTCCATGCATCATGTTCAACTACATCACCTGCGCGGTCAGTTGCGTTAGTACTGGCATATCCTTTGATATTGACAGAACCATCGTCGTCTTCCCCGAGTGATTTAAATGTAGATGACCAATGAAAAATTTTCTCTGACATAAGTTTACCTATTTTTCAGCTTTTTTAGGAGCTGGCTTTGCTTTTGGTTTTGGCTTTGGTTCTGGTGCCGGGGCCGGAGTTGGAGCTGGTGCCATTTGGGCAAGCTGTCTCTCTGCCATCTGCGTCATACGATTCCATGAGCCAAAAGCTCTTTTTGCTACGATGAATCTCATAGGAGTGTCATCTGCAGCTTTATACTCTACTGTGGACATAACATGTCCTTTTTCTGCAAAGTATTCAACTAGTTTTTTTAATACTGCTGGTTTATTCATTGTTTTCCTCTGATTCTTCTGGTGGTCTTCCACCTTCTGTGGGGTCTGCTGCGCTACCCGCTATGTTAGCTGGAACTCTTAAGTCATCGTGCCCTTCTAAAGGCTCTTTTCCTAAGGCGTCTCTTGCTTCGTTTGGTGACATAATACCTGTATTAACCAAAGTAGCATAATATGCAGCTTGGTCTCGTAATTCCGGTTGTAAAGCTGGAACATTAGTAACATCCTCAACTAGTTCAAATCCGAAATACCGTTCACAGGCATATGCTATTTTTCTTACTACTGGAAGAACTGTCTCCAAGTAATAAAGTCTATGGTTAGGTCTAATGTTCGCATTATTCCCACCGTCTAGAAGAATCGGCGGTACACCTAATGCTTCTAAAATTACTTTTTCATTGGCTGCTATAGAGGGTTGAAAGTCCAGTTCTTTAAAGTTTACTTTAGTTAGACTGTCTACTTCTAAGCCGCCATCTAAGATTAGAGGTCTTCGACCTCCGTTCTTTGGATTATATCTAGTGCTCCAGGCCTGTAACATCCTTTCTTTGATTTTCTCAGAAAGAGTATTAGGGCTCTTAAGTACTAAACCTGGAACCGCTCCATTTTTAAAGAAGTTGTCCTGAAATTTTCTCATACTATCCATTAAGTACATTGTTCTGTACGCTGGTTTTAGTCTAGGTACTCCCCTATATATTGAATGAAATGAGTTTTCCTTAATATGTATAATTTCTTTTGGGGAGTAGTCTATTTGACCATCATAAACATACTTGCTAACATATGTATCCGTATCGGCTTCTATGGTAACATTTTGTGCAGGTAAATGATAAAGATGGACACCGTCATAATAAATGAATATGTTTCCATCAATCAACAAATCAATAACTAGATTTCTCTTAAAGGTATTGATATCTTGAAAAGGGTTCGGTTCTTTGTTAAGTAACAAATCAACACGAGTTCTTCGAACATTTTCTACAACTGGTGTAATTCCTTGTACCTTAGTACCTACCGTATATCTAATATCAGCAGAATCGTCAACAATCATGTTGACTGCGCGATTGACTACTTCTAGTTCTTCGTAAGCTGATCGATAATTATCTTTCTTCTCACGAGTATCTATTGCTAGTCCTTCTTCTAGGCCAATGTATCGTTGAGCAGGATTTAACTTCTCCTCTCTTTCGATGCCTAAAAATCTATCATACCATGCCATATTTATCTCTCTGTTTCTGCACCCATCGTTTTTGTTTAAGTGCTGTAACTAGCTTTGGTCTTTTACCATAAATACTATGCAACCTTATGTGATGAGTTTTACATAAAGTAGCAGCCTCGTTATATATCTCATTAGTATATTCTTCAATAAACTGTTCACGGATATTCATTATTTCATCGGCGGATGTTATCGTAATTTTATTAGTTTGTAGCCATTTTGACAATAGCTCGGTCATTCCGTAGAAGTGGTGAAAGTCTAAATTTTCTGTCTCTCCACAGATAAAGCACTGAGTGTCTTTTTTATATTTAGCTTTCGCTTTATCTCTAACGTACTTGACTAAATCCCTTTTTAAATCCATAAATTCCTAATTAATAAAATTATACCAAATTTTTACCTTCTTGTCAACAACTATTTTTTCATTGGTCTAAAATTAAAAACTAGTCGCTGTTGTCTCAAAAGTATACAGCGCATATCTTAGCGCATCACTCATATGACTTGCCATATTGTGTTTCGGCTTTTCTTTCATCAAATTAGGGTTTGGATCCCATTGGTACTGATCTACTGCCGACAGAGTATTAGCACACCTTTGATCTACAATTAATTTGTTATTATCTACTATAGTAGAACAATGTCCAATTCCATCTAGAACTGATTTTTTCGCATTAATTGTTGAAATATCATAATTTTGAGCAAAATCAAATCTAGTCTGTTGAGCAGCTGAATCAATATAAATATAGTCAATACCATATTTTTGAATTCTTTCTTGAATTTGTATTGCATGCTGTTCAGTAGTTTTTTCAGCATCCATGTATTCGTCTATAAGATAATATTTTTCTTCGTCCCAATCGTATGCTATCACACATAAAGCTGTAGGATCTTTATATCCTACATCTAGTCCTGCAAATACATCCATCCTGCGAGTATCTAGTTGACTTAAGTCAGCCACACACTCTTCAAAATTAAAGTTCCAAACCTGACCTTCATAAGTATTAAAGTCAGCTAAATATTCTTGAGCAAATTCAGCTTGGGACATTGCTTTTTTTGCTTCTATAATATCTTCTTCACTAAATCTTGGATTTTCATGATAGGTGGCTCTTATAGCACACCAGTCTTTAAATTCATCATTATATCCTCTTTGCCAAAAGTCTGCAAACCAATTATTTCTTCCCCGAGGAGTAGAAATAAATACTGCTTTACTGTTTTCTTTGTCTAGAGTTGGGCGTAATGCTACATTGAAGGCGTCTTTACCGTCTGCTAATGCAGCTTCGTCAAATATGATTAAATCATAAGAACGACCAACAGTTGAATCCACCTGATTAACTGATCCCATTCTTATTGTTGAGCCATTAGATAGCTCAATTACTTTATCTTTAGCATTATCTCTTACTACTTCTAAATCAAAATGTTTGATTAGTTGTCTTTGCAAATCAAATGAGATTTGAGACAAAGCATAGTTTGGAGACATGATTAAGATATTAGAGTTTGGCACGAGAGATACAAGCTGTCCAATGACATTTGTAATATAAGTTTTACCTTGTCGCCTAGAAATGGCTGCACAAACGAATCTATATTTTGGATTGTTTATTGCATTGATAAGAGATACCTGAGCAGTATTAGGTGTAATACCTAATAAGTCTAGGTAACTATCAATAGGTAATTTAATAAATCTTGATTCAGTATCAAATTCCATTAACGTATCGCTTAGAACGTCTTTTCTACTTACTTCTAACATTATTAATGAATTGTTTCTTTGTTTATGTTTTTAATTAAGTACCAACTTGGTTCTTCTTGAACAAACAGTTCATGTTCGTTGCATACACTGAGTAAGTATAGATATCCCATACATAAGTTTGTAACAGAATCATCTTCTGGGCTAAACTGGCCAAGTTTCTCAGCTTTACTCTTGACTCTTTTGAGTGTATCAGTAGCTGTCAGCTTAACTTCGTCTAGCCACTGATCTCTTGTTTCTTCTAAAACTCTGTGCATTATCCGCCTACGTTACATGGGCTGCCGACTACTGTGTTTGCTGCCGCAAATATCTGATCAGAAGTATTTTTCTTTACTACGATACTGTCTAGTGATTCTAGTGTGAAACTTGCAAGTGTAGCATCTGCTGAATTTGCAATAGTTACAAGAGCTTCTGCTGCTCCAGTATTTACTAGTCTTACTTCAGTTGCATCTTCAAAAGTTGAAGCTGCACCTACATTGACGCCACAGGCTGCATTCGCACCTAAAAATTTAAATGATGACATTTTTGTCTCCTATTTTACTTTGGTTATTTTTTACGAGGAATTCTATAGGCTTTTGTTTTCTGCTCTGCTGCTAGCATTGCATCATGTATATCTACCTTTCCATCCATGTTTTTATCTGAACCGTTTAATATATTCCAAACTTTTCTAAGTTTGTCTTTAATTTTTTCTACCATTTTACCTTGTTTGCCCAATAAGCTGCTGACATTTTGCCTTTAGCTATATTTTTGGCATGACGAGCCTTGAATGAAGCTCTTCTTTTCTTTTGTGCGGTTGATTTTGGAGATTTTCCTGCTCCTCGCACGCCTTGTTGACCAAATCGTATAGTTTTAGTTTTATTACCAACTTTTGCTACAACGACATGAGACTTTGTTCGGTGCTTGGGCGTACGCTTTGGTTTATTGTAACCTGATACGCCCACTCTTTTTAACCGTGAGGACTTTTTAGACTTACTTTTTCTTCTTTTTACTGCCACGTTTCTTCTTTTTCTTAAAACCTGATTTCATCAAGCGATAAGCCTTGGCAGATATAGTAGATTTCTTACGACTTCTACTTATGCCTTTTTTCTTTCGGCGATTTATATTTGCATATAAACCCCTACTTTTTGCCACGTTTCTTTCCTCTCTTTTTCTTCTTAGGTCGACCTCTAGTCTTCCCGTATGTTCCTTTTCCTGATGGCATTATTTACTCCGATTTATAACAAGTCCAGATTCCCCAACCAAGACCTACCCACGCTAATAATTTAGCTACGCCGCCTGTAAATAATACTAGACCGCATACAAGAATCAATAAAGCTCCATCCCAAGATGTTCTTTCTGATACTCTAGCTTTTACCCAAGCTATACATTTGTTTACCATATCCATTCATTTCTCCCATTTTTTAAGAGGGCACTCAGCTCTCTTAATCCTTGCTTTAAGAGGCATAAAGCATTTGCATACTTTACACACCTTAAATTTATTTAAGTGAGGACAACTATTACAAACTTTAAGTCTACTTGCCTTCATCTTTCTTAGGAGCAGTAACTTTTCTATAATAGACTACTACATCCTTAAGTTCTGTGATATACCTTCTCAGTTCTTGAATATTCATAGACATAACTTCGTAATCTGGTACTGTCATAGCTAAGAATACTAATTCTCCCTCTTGTTCTTCTATTCGTGCTAACTGTTCTTCCCAGTTATCGGGTGTTACCACTATAAAAGTAGGGTTGCTTAGAGAAATTTCTCTAGGCATAACAGGTTGCACAATGGTTCTTTCCATTGGTTTTGCTGTTACTTGTATTTCCTTAGTTGGAATTAGACTGCAACTGGAGACCATCATCAAGATCGTCAACGGTAGCACTAAGTTTTTCGATGCCTTCGAATGCATGTTTTGTTCCATTGTTTATTTTCCTTTCCATTTTTACTGGGTCTTGTAATATTTTATCACTCAACTCGTAATTTTTTAAAAACTCGCCATATTTGTTTAATTCTAATTGTGCCTGCTGACTTCTTAAAGTCATTTCTTGCAACTGATTAGTTTGATTAGTAAAATCTTCTTGCATAGTAGCAATAGCTTCTTCTTGAGTTGCTATCGCACCTTCTAATGCTTTATTGTTGGCTGTTAGTACTTGGTTTTGGTTGTAAAGATAGTAGCTTCCAAGACCTAAAACAAGTATAATTCCTATTAGTAATTGGTTCATGTACCTGTTGAAGTAGAAGTACTAGTCATAGTACTTGTGCTTGTAGTTGTTACTGTCACTGTTGTTGTTTCAGTGGATGTTTCTGTAGAAGTTGCCATAGTTGCTATGGTTATTATGAGTATTAATTCAATCATATTTGTTTTATCCTGTAATTGAGACCTTCTGCGCCTCGTAGTTCGACTATATCTCCATCTTGTGTTTTAAATCGGATATAGTTTGGTTGTTTTTTATAGAATTTTCTAACTATAAAGGTTTGATCGTCTGCATCTCCCCATTGACTGTTGTAGCTGACGGTTAATTCATGGTAAACTATAAACCAACTAAGAAACCAGTACCACCAGTCTTTAATTTTAGCTATCGTGGTTGCCACTTACTTTCTTAAGTCCTAGTTCTGCATCTTCTCTGCAGCCATAACCACATTGTCCGCCTTTCCAGTTAAAGAAGAATAATCCTTCTTTCTCAAAGATATGACCATCTGCCATTTCTTCAGGTTTTCCCATTTTACTTGGTTTTGGTGCTTCCATTTTTGTCTCCGTTGCTTTAATGTCTTTTGTTTGATATTCTTTTTCCATTATAAAGGCCCTCCATTGTGTAGCCTGTGTGCTTTTTTCTGCTCCCAATTTTCTATTGCTTTCTTTATTCCTGATTCAGCTAGTACTGAACAGTGAAGCTTAATTGGAGGCAGCTCAAGGGCTGTTGCTATGTCCTTGTCTTTAATTAATTTTGCTTCTTCGATTGTTTTTCCTTTTAACATCTCTACAAACATTGTAGAAGAAGCGATTGCTGAACCACAACCATAAGTCTTAAACTTAACATCTAGTATTCTATCGTCATTGTCTAGCTTTAGGTCTAGTTTCATAACGTCGCCGCAGGCAGGTGCTCCCACCATACCTGTTGCAACATTGGGGTCTTTAGGGTCAAACCTACCGACCGAGTTTTGTGCAGGGTTATTAAGTACAGATTCAAACCTGTCGATAACTTTCTGCGAATAAGCCACTAAAAGTTGTAACTTAAGTAAAAAGCCATTCTTTCATCAAGGTCTATTTCAACAGACTCTTCTGAAACTACTTCTAGTCCCATTGTAAAATGATCGTTTAAGCTTTTGCTAATAGTAATTTGCTGGTAGTCAGTATCATCACCAAATTCACCATGTCTAAAAGAGACATCAGCAAATGTAATAAAAGGTAAATTTACTTCAATTTCAGTATAGTCTGAATCCGAGTTGTCTTGATCAAACCAAAATCCGAACGACATCCAAGCATAATTCATTACTATAAAATATTCTTCTACAGAATCCATTTCGCCATCGTAGTTGTATTGAATAATACCTACATCAATAGCTAAATCGTCTAATGCGACAGCATATCCTGAATAGAAGTCATACTCCATTTCAGTATCCATGCCAAGATCTACGGTTGATGCCCATACTCCAGCATAAAAACCACCGTTATTATAATCAACTCCGCCTTGTAAAGCAGATGATCCCATAGTTTGACTTTCTCCTCTAAAGAAGTAGTCAGACGTTAGCGCCATAGAACCAGAAACACCCGCAAAAAGCGGTGTCATGGTAAAGGCTAGTAATAAAGTTAATAATTTATTCATATTTTCTCCCAGTTAGGATAATACACCCATATGGCTTGCAATTAAACCTGCTGCCGCAAGTAATCCTGCTCCTGCTGCACTAATTAGTATAGTTTCTAAACGAGTTATTGAGTCACCAACATCATCAAATCGTTTGCCTGACCGCCTTTCTATGCCTTCAAGTTGATTGAATACAGTTTTCCAGCGTTCAGCACAAATTGCCTCGTGTGTTGTTAATCTTCCGTCTATTTCCATAATACTATCGTGATCGTTGTCCTTTGCACCGCTCATGTAAGTTATCCCGTTTGCTTTGAATTAAAATTCTATGTTGTAATTATACCAAAATTCAAGACTCATGTCAAGAACTATTTTTGTATGGTATAGATTATTCCTTAGTATAGTCCCTTTGCATGCATTTATGCCAGTCTGTTTCTATTATTTCATCTGGGTAAGGAGTATAAAACTTATCCCTACATTTTTCAAACTGTGCTCTCCAATCTTCTGGATTATATTTGTCGTTCCATTCTTTTTTCTCTGGTGGTGGTTCAGTTGGAAGGGCACAACTTGCTACTAGAGCTGTTACTGCTATTAGTTTAATCATCCGCTTAATGGATTGCCTTCAGTATCTTCTTTTAGATTTTTTACTTCAGCGTTAAGTGTTGCAATATCAGATTTAAGATCTGATACAGCTTCGGACATTTTGTCTAGACGTGAGATGCGTTCATTTGCTTCATCATCACTTTGTAGTAAACCTGCGTTTAAAAACTCAATAGAAGTTTCTAAGCCTTCGATTCTTAATTCGATTGCTCCGAGTCCTTCATCTGCTTCTTTTACTCCGCCGATCTTTGCTTCTAGATTATCTATCCTATTCACATAAGTAGCTCCTGTATATCCAAAACCTGCTAAAGTACCAATGATACCTACCAAGGCTATGAATTGTGTTATTTTGTTTTCTAAGAAATTCATCTTATTCTCCTAATAAATTTGGTTGTGAATTAACCATAGCAGTCATATTTCGTATATTAGTTCCTGCTAGTTCATAAAAT